AAGTTGTACAACCTGATTGTTTAGTAGACTTTATTATTAAACAAAAACCAGCAGAAGTTACTGGTGGATAAGAGGATGGCAAATAAGCCACCTCTTTTTTTCTTTTTAGAAAGGAGCTAACCAATGATTATCTCTTTAGAAAAGGCTCAAGCTATCTATCCAAGTATCACACAAGAGGGGTTAGATGGGATTGAACAGGCAATTCGTGCCGAAACAAATAATCCTTTTCAAAACTTGAAAGTTAGATTTCACAATCTAAGATTTGATTCTGAGACAGTTATTGTCGTTTTTGATGAAGTAGAAGGCTTGCGAACTGGTGATACCATCCAGATATCAAGCAGTAAATGGAATAACGGATTATATGTCGTCAATCAAATCGAAGGCAATACACTCACGTTAAATGATGATGCACGTTTGTTTGTCGGAAATGAACAGCAAGCTTTTATTACTAAAATCGAATACCCTGCGGATGTTGTGTTTGGTGTAACAAGATTGCTAAAATACGATGCTAAAACGGCTGATAAAATTGGCTTAAAATCCAAAACAGTTTCTCGCATGTCTGAAACATACTATGACCAAAACAGCACAGAAACGGTTGCCGGATATCCTGCAGCGATGATGTCATTTATTGACAAGTATCGCAAGATGAGGTGGTAGAATGTTCCCCTTTGAAATTAAACGTGAAGTTGATACTGATGAAAAAGACGAGCTGAATCAACCAATTTACGATTGGCAAACAGTTCACGTTTGTAACGGCTGGTTGGATATGTTAACAGGTTCTGACGAACAACAGTATCAAAACAGCTTGCTTGCTACGTCTAGTCATGTGTTTATCACCGAGGATACGAGTTTCGTCATCGAATCAACCGACCGTATTTACAACCCTCGTACAGGAATCACGTACGAAATCACTTTTGTTGATGACGTGATGGAATTAGGCGACCATTTGGAAATCTATTGTAAGAGGTGGTCGTAAATGGGTTTTATTGACCATTCGGATGAAGCAAAAGAGGCTCTGAAAGATGCTACGATACAATGGCTATTTCAGGCTTGCATGCTTGTAGAAGGGCAAGCAGTCGCTTTAGCAACCGTCCATACAGCAAGGCTAAGGAATTCCATTGATCATCATGTTGATGAAGCAGAACTCACTGGATATGTGGGAACTAATGTCGAATATGCCGTTTACGTCGAATTTGGAACAGGAGAATTCGCGGAAAATGGTATGGGTCGTAAGGGTGGTTGGGTATACCAAGACCCTAACGGTGAATGGTTTTTCACTTGGGGGCAAGAACCTCAACCGTATCTTAGACCAGCGTTCCGTCAACACAAAAACGATATCGAAGCTTTAGCAAAAGAAATATTTGGAGGGATCTAGCTAATGAGTCAACGAATTGATGTAATTAATTATCTAACGGGACTTTTTAGCACGATTGTTCCTGAATCGCATTACCTAAAAAATAAGAAAAAAACTATTATCTATCCATATTTAACATTTTCTTTAACTGGCGAACCAACAACATTTACTGGCCAAGGATTTTATGTTGATGTGGATATTTTTGATAACAGTACTAATGACGTTGATATCGAAAAAGCAGTATCAGGTATGATTGAGAAATTTAATCAAGACGGTGGATTTCACCAATTGACGGATAAATTTCTTGTTCAAATTGAATATCGTAATGATAACCCAATACCAACTGGGTCGGATACTTTACAACGTAGGACGTTACAACTTTATGCCAAAATTGATTGGAGGATATAAAATGGCTATTACTAGCGAGACACTACCAAAAAGCGGTTATACCGCAGATACACCCAAGCGCTACCTTTTAAATGCAGGTGCGTTAGTTCGCGATTTAACCTGGGACGGCACCGCCAAAAAGTGGACGTACGAATTATTGGGTGCAACAAGCGGTGGATCAAAGCTTTCACTAAAAAATAATTTACGCCAAGTAGAAGTAGATGGTGTTTTTGCCACGCCAGTGGGTGGCGACATGATTGAATCGAGTGAAGGAACCTTCGAAGTGAATGTGATAGAACATACTCGGGACAATATTAAAATGGCTCTTTTTGCTGATGTGGAAGACTCGGATGATACAAAATATCCTGCAGGATATGACGTAATTACACCAAAACAAAAAATTGAAGAAACAGACTATATCAGCAATCTTGGTTATATCGGTACCATTAGTGGTTCTGACAAGCCTGTTATCATTATTATGGATTATGCTATTTGTACATCGGGATTAGAGTTTGAAGTTAAAGACAAGGCGGAAGCAATTTATCCATTAATATTTGCAGCACGTACACCGATGGATGATGTAACCACGACTTCTTTACCGGTCAAAATTTTAATGCCGAAAGAGACAACTCAGGAAGCAAGAATTAACGAAACAAATAAAACTGTAGACGGCGCGCCCACTGAAACGGGGGATAATTCAAATGGTGAATAAAAAAATCACGGATGAACAACTAGAAGCAGAAAAAAAGGCTGCTGAGATCAAAAAAGCTGAAAAGAATAACAAGATTAAAGAACGTTTATTGGGATATTCGATGCGTGAATTACAAGCGGATGACGTTTTTAAAATTATTGAGATTATCAATATCCTAAACGTGACCGATTTGGTCACCGATTTTTTGAAACAACGCGATGCCGTTAAAATTCAATCACAAAAAGCCCAAGGTTTAGCAGTAATTGCTGGTGGCAAG